GATTGGAAAGAAATAGATACAGTTCCTGTCGAAGCTAGACTACTTGGCTATGGAATGGACTTTGGGTACAGTGTAGATCCTACAACCTTAATAGCACTATACAAATGGAATGATGCTTACATATATGATGAGGTTCTATACAAGAAAGGAATGCTTAATAGAGATATAAGTAGGTTCTTACAAAGTAATAACATAACAGAAGCAATTGTAGCTGATTCAGCAGAACCAAAGTCTATTGCAGAACTGCAAGGATATGGACATACAGTAACAGCTGTAAGCAAGGGTAGGGATTCAGTAGTATATGGCATCAACCTAATGAACCAAAACGAACTTTATATAACATCAAGAAGCAAGAACCTAAAAAGGGAATTACAAGGATATATATGGGCAAAAGACAAAGAGGGGAACACCTTACAGAAACCAACAGGTGAACACCCTGACTGTATAGATGCTGCACGTTACATCTTGACTGATACATTAGAGAACCCACACAAAGGAAATTATTTTATCTATTAATTTGGTAGTTTATAAAATGTTTATATCTTTGAAGTGTATAACAATTAAAACAAACGATTATGACTAAAAGAAAACTTCAAAACGAATTATCTAAATCTACAACAGGTGTAAAGTATTCTGAATTAAACGAATACCAACAAGACCTTATAGACGAAAATATTCAAGGTTTAAAAGACCTATTCAGCGAAATTATTTAAGAACCAACGGGGCAGAAATGCCCCTTTTAAAACAAACAATATGGATTATTTAGTAGAGGAATACGAAAGACACTTACAGCGCATTGGCGAATGTGATGCACCCTGCCCAACTTGTGGCAGACCAACAGAAAAAGACTTCTGCAATGGCGATTGCTTTGAAGCATATTTAATGTAAAACAACAACTATGAGAATACAAGAAACAGAAGAGTACCGAATCGTTAAACAATTAACATCGGAAGAAAACAAGCAACTACTTAGAAAAGCATTGTGGCAAGTACCTGTTGCAATGGGAACGGTGTACGCAAGTATGTACGCATTTATGTATTTTTTCCTATGGCTAGTAAAACTTTAAAAGACTGGGAAGTTCGTAAGGCTTGTTGGAATAAAGGCTTCTTTGTTGAGCAGCACCCAATGGGGAGAGGTTGGTCTAAAAAGCCTTATCCTGTACAGCTTGTGATGGATTTACAAGGACAGAAGAAAATGGGTAAAGGTTCTTACAAACAGAACAGTAAAGAGTTAGAAGAAAAAATAAACGAGATGTATTTGTATATGTTAAAAAAATTTGTAACTTAGAGATATATTTCATTTTTGATTAGTTTAATTAACATTAGTTAGACAGGGGTAGGAGAAATTCTACCTCTTTCTTTTTATACACATTCCACATAATTTTATTGTACTTATATGAAAGTAGAAATACTAATACCAAGTAGCCTTAAAGAGGTTACATTAGAGCAGTATCAAAAGTTTGCACGTATCAATACAGATGACAATCAAGATACAGGATTTATGATGCACAAGACTGTAGAGATATTTTGCAACCTTGACTTAAAAGATATTGCGAAGATTAAGTTTACGTCAGTACAGGAGATACTAAAAGACATTAATAGACTATTTGAACCTAAGCAAGACCTTATAAGAACCTTCACAATGGGTGGCAAGGAGTATGGATTTATTCCTATGTTAGATGATATGACGTTAGGTGAGTATGTTGATCTTGATGAAAACTTTACAGATTGGGATAGTATGCACAAAGCAATGGCTGTTCTATTTAGACCTGTTACACTAAAAAAGGGTGATAGATACCAGATACAAGATTATAATGGTTTAGAGTTGGCAGAACAAATGAAGATGATGCCTTTAGACGTTGTAATGGGTGCTATGGTTTTTTTTTATCGTTTAAACAACGAGTTGCTGAAAACTACCCTGAACTTTTTGGAACAGGAAGTGGGCAAGGAAATGACTACACAGCAGCAGCAACATTTGGGAAAAAATGGGGATGGTATCAAAGCATCTATGGAATTGCTAAAGGAGATGTTACCAAGTTTGAGAATATCACTAAACTAAACGTTCACGAATGTTTAATGTATTTAGCATTTGAGAAAGAGAAGATAGAATTAGAAAAACAACAGATTAAAAGAAGATGACAGGCTTTTACAACATAACAGACAAAATCAAAGATACACTAGCAGCAGAGCCTTTTGTAAATACTGTTACCTATGGTAGCTTAGATGATGTGGACTTAAACAAACAAACTATATTTCCTCTATCACATATTATAGTAAACAATTGCAGCGTTGCAAACAACACTCTTACATTTAACATTAGTGTACTTGCAATGGATGTTGTAGATGAAAGCAAGGAAGAGGTAGAAGATGACTTTGTAGGAAACGACAATGAGCAAGATGTAATGAATACACAACTTGCAGTTTTAAACAGACTAATTGCAATCTTACAAAGAGGTGATGTTTATACAGACAAATTCCAAGTAATAGGTGCAGTAGGTTGTGAACCATTTGTAGATAGATTTGAAAACAAGTTAGCAGGGTGGGTAGCTACCTTTGATGTAGTAGTAGAAAACGATATGACTATATGCTAACAAAAGGACATACAAGAGAAGCGTTAGAAAGGTTTAAGGGGATAGTTATAAACCAAAGTAGAGCGATGCTTACCAAGAAGGGTAAGAGCGTTTCTAAGAAGCTATTTAACAGCATTGATGGAGAAGTAAAGGTCAATCCTAATTCATTCTCCTTATCGTTTTTTATGGAGGATTATGGGGTATTTCAAGACAAGGGTGTAAGTGGTACAAAGAAGAAGTACAATACACCATTTAGTTACACATCTAAAAGACCACCACGCAAAACATTAGAAGAGTGGATTAGCAAACGCAGATTTCAATTTAGAGATAAGAAAGGAAAGTTTATGTCCTACAAGAGTATGTCGTTCTTAATACAAAGAAGCATATTTGAGAAAGGTATTAAACCAAGTTTGTTTTTTACGCAACCATTCCAAAACGCATTTAAAACATTACCAGACGAAATTATAGAAGCATACGGATTAGACGTAGAAGAATTATTAGAATTTACACTTAAGAGATGAGTACAAAAATAAACGCAAGAAGTCCATTTTACATAGAAGCAGTAGAACCTACGGTATCGCTAGGTACTTTTACCTGTACAACTGCAAATCTACTAGGTTTCGCTGTAAGCAGTGATGGAACAATAACAGACCCGTCTATTGCAAAAGGCACAATATTGAGTAGAGATACAGATTCATTTGCTGCAAACACAAGTGGAAGCGGTATATCAAGGACGGTAAATTATACTATATTAATACCAGTCGCTTACCCTAATGCCGATGATGCTACCATTATTTGTCCACAAACGATTGACCAACCTACTCAATCAGCACAAGAGGATCCTACACAAAATAACAACTGTCCAACATTTTCAGGGCCAATACCTAATATTACTAACCTAGATGAAACAGGCTCAAGTATATCCTTAGGAACTTATTTCACAGCTGGTTCGGGTGCAGGAATAGAAAGATATGAAGTTACTCAATCAGGTGGCTTAGCGATAACTTATCAAATAACTGGAACAGTACCAAATCAAACACTAACGTTTGCTACTGACTTAACTTGTGTTCAAACAAGTATTACGGTAAAGGCAAAGAGTAGTGCTGATGCTTGTAGAGCAACTAGTAATACATTTACTGTTTCGGCTGAATGTCCAACGGTAACACTTACCTGTACAACTGATGATGCAAACAACGATGCGATAGCACTAACAGGTGGTTCATTAGCAGGAGATGGTACAATAAACAGACCGTCATTTTCTAATGCACTAAGAATAAAACGTATTGAAGATGAAAACGATGTAGATGTTACAAGTGGTTATAGTGCAAACACTACCGTAAGCGATAGAGATGTAACATTGACTTTTGTTTTTAATGTCCCAGACCATTACACAAATGGAGGTAGTGAAATAGAATGTGATAAAACATTTACACAAAGACCTGAAACTTTACCGCTCAACAATTTAAGCTGTACTGATGATAGATTAGTGTTTGGAGGATTTAGGATAGCCACTTCAGGTGATATAGTTGTAGGTGAGTCTAAAGTATTATATGACGGTATAGAAGCAGAGTTTACAGCAAACACCTTAGGAGTAGGTTCAGGTTCTACATTTCCTGTTGTGTATAGCCCTACCGATAGAAATATTGGAGTAGACATTACTATCCCGACAGGTTATCTTGGTACAGGCAATACATTAAGCTGTACGATTCAAAGGCAGCAACCGCCAATAGAAAGCGACTGTGTTACTCAAATTCAAAACGGTGTAGTACTAAGGCAATTTTATATTTCTACAATAGGCATAACAAACCCCTGTGATCATTGCGGAAGAGTAGTACAGGCAACATACCCAATATTTACAAATTTACAAGTAGGTGGTATAGTGTGCGATCAAGGTAACCCGTTTGACGGTGGTGATTTTTGGTGGCTTGGCTCAAGAAGGTTTGGAGGTACTGGTGGTGATGTTGGCACAAGCTATACAATAATTAGAATAGACAGGTTTGGTTATATAGCAGAAGTTAAGGAAGTGAACTGTACGCAAGGGGAATGTTTTCAATTTAACAATTAAGAAATGGCAATAAAAAGCGCAACTTTAAAAATATATATTTACGAAGGCACGGCGGGTAGTTACTCCAATGGCGATCTAAAGTACACGTTATCTAAAGATAGGATAACAGGCAAGAATAATATTGTTTTTGAAATATCAGAGTTAGTAAGGGATTACATAGAACACAACTTCAATGATGATTACCCTTGTAACACAAAATGGGTAACAGTTACAAAAGATATAATAGACGCAGCAACAGAAGATGTATATGCACCTATTGTAGAAAACTTTGTGTTGCTCGACGGTTATGGTAATTATGAAGATGAAATAAACCCACAGCTGTCCGATAACGCTTTAGTGAGTACCAACGATATATACTTTCCAGAAAATACAGCAGGGAAGCTCCCTGTCTTTGCAGAGGGGGTAGGAAAGGTTACAATAGATAGTACTGACACGCAAATAACAGATAGCGGTAACAGTAACCAAAAGATACAGTATATAACAATACCTGCTGACAGTAGCACTATACAGGTTTATGATACTGATGATACAACGTTACTCAAAACAATAACCGTGCATAATATATGTGAGCCTAAATTTACACCATACAAAGTAACATTTGTAAATAAGTTTGGCGCTTATCAAGACGTTTACTTTTTTAAGCGCACAACAGAAACTTTTAGCGTTAATGATGACAGTTATCAAATAAACAGTATAAGCACAGCAAGTCTTACTTATGGAACGAATCAAGGACAAAAGCAAAGGTATAATGTTAATGGGCAAAGCAGTTTAAAGCTGAATACAGGATTCATAAAAGAATCATCGGTAAGTACTATAGAGGAATTGTTTTTATCTGAAAATGTATGGATCAGGTTCGAAGGCAAATCGTTGCCAGTTATACCAAAAAGTAAATCATTCACGCAAAAAACATCTTTAAATGATAAGCTAATTGACTACACAGTAGACTTTGATTTTGCCTTTAACAAGATAAACAATGTACGCTAATGTTACACTTACAACTTTTTATAGAAGGTCAAGAAGTAGAGTTACATCAAAACGAAAGTATTGTATTGACACAAACGCTTCAAGATATATTAGACGTACAAAAGGTATTTACTGATTACTCACGTACATTTAACGTACCTGCGTCTAAAAACAATAATAAGATATTTAGGCACTACTATAATCCTGCAGTAGTAAACACAAACACACAAGTATCTAGAGAAGCTGTATTGCATCTTAACTACCAACCCTTTAAAGTAGGTAGGATAAAAAACGAAAGCGTGCAGATGAAAAACGGTGAGCC